AAGGCTCTAGGATTGAAAGCAAAAGAACGATTGAAGGAGTTATGTAGTGGTAAGTTTAAAGTTAAATCGCTTGGCAAAGGTAAATACGGACGTATCTTGGGTATTCCGTACAGTGAAGATGGTCGGGATATCTGTGCTATTCTTATTGATGAACAGTTGGCTGTTGAATATCACGGCGGTAAAAAAGTCGCCAAGATTAGATCGGACGGAACATGGGGAGTATAAAATGAAAATATCAGAAGAGGGAAAGGCACTCATCAAAAAATTTGAGGGGTGCGAACTAACCGCATATCAAGATGCAGTGGATGTATGGACTATTGGTTATGGCCATACAAAAAATGTTTGCCAGGGTGATTGCATTACACAAGAAGAAGCAGATCAGATGC